CAGACCAAGCTGAGGTAGAAGAAAAATCTTTATTAGCTCCACCCAAAACAAGATAACGAGTTACAGCAGGGGTAAAAGTAATCCCTGTGTTCCCACCCATATCTCCTACAGACGTTCCGCCAACGGGTGAAGAAAAAACTAAAGATATATCAAGAAAGCTTACATAACTTAAAGCTCTAGAGCCTGTTCCTGTAAGAGTAAAAGTTCTCGGCGTTCTCGCGGTGTTAGACAGCACCAAAAGTCGGCTCGTTGCAGTGCCAATTAAAGAAAAAGCTCCGGCAGTAACACTTACATTATCATCAAGTCTTAAATATGAATTGTTTGTTACTGCATTTTTTGTGAGGCCGTTTGAAAAAGTCACACTACCCAAAATCGCTGCACCAACTCCATTTATAACTAGAGTCCTAAAAGTGAGTGGGCTAAAAGAATCTACATTAAAATTGCAGTAATTTGTGTTTGTGGTGGATGTTGAGCCAATTGTTATTGTTGAAGTACCAGCAGTAAGAGTGCCACCAAAAAAATTAAATATCAGCGAAGCAAGGCTATCTGGTGTTTCTGACGCAGACGTTCCTATGTTTATTGCTGATGCACCAAACGCAATTGGCAAAGATCCGGTTGCCTCGAAAAAAGTATCAATCCCACCATGATATTGCGTTGTCAATATTACAGTTTGACCATTCGTATTAAACGGAGCGTCGCCAATATATAAGCTTTGCGCGGTAAGCGCACTCGATAGAGTAAATGAAGTTGCTCCCGTAAAAAATGGATCAACTTTTATATCTTTAAATTTCACAGCATTTGTTGCAATAGTAATTGCACCAGTTTCTGCGGCAAGAAGTAAATTAACGGGGGATGATGTGCTTATTGTGGTGGCAGCATTAATTGAAACTGAACCATATGCCTCAATTTCCCCATCAAGTAACTCCCCCTCGAATGTGCATCTACCGGCTGTTGAAATGCTTACAGTAAAGTTTTTGCATTGGGCGACAAAACTTGTTTTAACAATAAAATTTATTGACCCTGAATTTGCGTCAAAAACTACATCGTCAGTATCTGACGGGGCGGCTGCAACAGGCGTTCCTGCGCCCATAGGCTCATTTGTATAAACGCCAGTAAAATCCAAAACCCAACTTGTTCCAGAGCCAGAAACAATTGTTCCGATTAGCTCTCCAGTGCTTTGTCTTCTTACTTGTTTTCCAATAGCTAAAGCGGATCCAGCAACACCAGAAACAGTGAGCGTTGTTGTGCCGGTCATCGTCCCAAGAAATGTTGTTCCTGAAACGGTAGACCAGTTGTCCGTGGAAGAAAGATCCCAAGAACTATAGCTATTCCCACCATACCAAAAGTGAGCCATTTACTGCCCCTGTTCCATTTGCTTCATTACGTTAAGCCACTCAGAATATTCAAGCTCCTGCTTATTTCGTATATCTTCCATGTTTATTTTAGAAAACTCTTCAACCGTATACTCATAAGTGCTTTGATACGGGTACACAGAGTCCTCAACACTCCAATTGAAGAAAACTTTATTGGTTATTTTCATGTTCTCTTTACCTTCAAAGAAAGCGTAACGCGGGTAATTAATGACGCAGAATCAACATTGAACCGCAGAGTATCTCCAGCCGCAATTGTTGTAGTCCAACCAGTAAGAGTTGAACTTTGCCCTTTTATCCCTGAGCTTATAGTCGGCTTGGCTGAGCCAGTAATTGTGTCAGCAACTGTAGGCGGGTAGTTTGCATATGTGTCCTTCCATATATCAACCACTATGTCGCCTGTTTGATCTGCGAGCAAAGTCCATTCAGTGATTGTGCATGGGAATGGAATTGTAAGGTCGCCAGCAACACCAGATGCGATTGTTAATTGGCCGCCAGAAATCAAAAATGTTACAGAAAGGAATTGATCAGACCACGTTGGCGCTGCGTTGCCATTGGAAGTGAGTAACTGACCTTGTGTGCCGTAATTTGCTGCGCCAGCAATAGCCAAAGCGCCAGCCGGAGTAATGCGAAGACGCTCTGTTGGTGATGCGGCGCCATCTGCGGTTGTCCCAAAAACCAAGCTGGTTGGCATATCATTTAAGCCGGGAGTGCCATCAACAAACGCCTCAATCTGAGCGCCAGTTAAAAATTGAGTCCCGTCACTTGCTCGGAACCCAACAGCACCAATAGAGTCGCCCGACTGGACAATTGTTTGGGTTCCTATGGTTCCGCTTCTTGACTTATTTAAAACCACAGCCGGGCCACTTGCGTCGGAAGAAAATCTAATTGTGTGCGCTCTAGTGGTGCTGTCGCCATCCCCGACAACTTCAAACGACCCTGTTGCCACACTGTTTGTGTAGCCGACGATTAGCTCGCCAGTGGATTTAATAACAACGGGAGTGCTATCTGGGTTGGCACTGTCTTCAACAAGCAATGAATTACCAGATCCCGTATTGGTGATCCGCATGGCATTACCAGAACCTGAACTGGTCAGGACGATGCCCTCTCCATTTCCGCTGTTTGTAAGGTCTATGCCACCACCATTACCGCTTTGGGTAACGGTGACCGCTGGGTTCGCGTTGTCTGTGACAATGATGGTTACAGGCTCAATGTAATCAGAGCCAGACGAGATCAGAACAACATTGTTGCCCGAATCTAATGTATACAGCCGCCTGTCGGTGACGTTGACCGCCAACTCGCCTTTGACTAGCTGACCGGGTGACGGGACAACCCCGGCAGAGTCATTATTCTTTGTAACAATTGTAGTTGCCATTTAAGCCTCCAAAGGCGCATCAGGGCGCGTGAACGGAAGCGTGATGTTTTCCGTCTGTCTAGCAGGTAGTCGATATGGGTCAAGGTCGTCCAGATCCTCGCGGCAGACCCGCAGGCCGGGGCTATTCGGATCGGCGTACAAGTCCGCAATCGACATCTTGCGCCTGCATCGATCACATACCCCGATGCCATAGGTTGATTTACCCGTTGGGTCGTACCAGATACTCATCGTGTATACACCGCAATGTTGGGAGTGAAATAAATTGGCGAGTTGTCTCGTTCCTCGATCTCCGCCTCGTTGAGCGCCCGCATCGCTTTCTGATCAAGCACAGGCAGCATACTTGGGTCTACTTGCGGCAATTCCTCGGCCAGACGCGCGGCAAGCTGGTACACAATCGCCTCAAACCAACGCTGCGGAACCTCAATTTCCTGCGTCAGAGAGCCTACATCCATGATGTACCGCTTCACATAGGTCACCACCTGCCCAAGCGCCTGAGCTTGATTGGGGACAGGCCAGACGTACATCACAGGCTCGTTCAGGGTACGATCAAGCCAGAACTGGAGCGGCTTACCAGCGAATGTTTTATCTGGCAGGTTCGAGTAGCTGTCGCGGTTCAGGCGGGCCATGACGATCTCGTTCGGGGTGTTGCCGACCAGAACATCGTCCTGATCCAGCAGGCCGCCGGGGGCGATCACGCGGAAATAACGCATAGCCATGCTGCCATCGATGTCAGTCCAAGTCCATTCGCCCGCTGTCTGGCCGGGATCAGAGACGCTTTTGACGGTCGTCCAGACCACACCGTCCGGGCTGGTCTGAAGGTTGTATGCGACCGATGCGCCCAGCCAGTGAACGCCTACCGTGGTGACGATCTCAGACGTTCCCAGATCGAATGTGACCCGATCCACGAGAACGGTCTCTGTGGCTGGGGTCAGGTATTGGATGGTGCGGTAATTGGTGTTGAGGAGGTCAACGATGCCATTGCCGACAGGAACCGCCGCCTCGTTCTCGTAGAGTGGGAGGATCAGCTTCTCGATGCACCAAAGCTGAAGCCCTCGGTTGGCGAGCATGGACAGGATCAGGTACAGCGTCTCCTGTGCCGCAGTCATCTGCTCACCACCCACCCCCTCGGGGGGCAGGCGGCATTTACGGAACGCATGGTCAATAACCTTGCGCGTGTTGAACACCGTCATCGAAACTTGTCCAGAAACTGCCACTTTGTATCTCCTATAAGTCGCAGTTCGCTGAGTCAGCGATCTCGGGTGACTACATTATAAATTGCCTGATCAGCACTTAGGGGTGCGATTAAACGTGGGAACCCCACCCTTCTTGAGCTTGGTCAAAGGCTTGCCGGGGTGCATTGCGGCCTCGTGCTTGTGGACAGCCTTGCTGACCACCTTCTTGTCCATAGCAACGTCAGAATGCACCGAGCCGCCCTTCTTCTTGCCCATCACGGCATCGTATGCAGAGCGAGCGCCCTCACCGATCTTGCGCGGGATGTACATCATAGCGTCACCCATCGCCTTGCGATCAGCGCGGTTCTCAGCAGCTTCGCGCTCATAATGCTCGCGGTAACCTTTTTGTTGAGCGCGATCCATATCCTGATCGCGAGCCTCTTGCATCATTTGCCTCTCGCGGCCAGTCATTGCGCCAGCACCCTTTTTGGGGGGCATAATCGACTTCCGACGGGCGTTGTCGCGAGCCATTTCTTGCTCGGTTACAGTGCCGCCATCAGCGTAACAAGCTGCGCCGCCCTTCTTGTAGGGCTTCTTCTCAATCTCGGCATCCAACTCACTGAAAGCTGATCGAGCGCGATCCTTCGGGGACATCTTGCTGCGGTCAGGGCCACGCATACGCTGCATTTGAGTATCAGCCGCAGCCTTGCGACGGTCGAAATCAGCCTTGCTGACCTCCTGATTGTTGTGCATATACTTGCCGTTTACCTCACGAAAGACATTCTCAGAGGAAATATCCGACTCAGCGGAGCCGCCTTCTGCGTAACGCTTGGCCTTCCCGCCCTTTTTCAGTCCCATCAGAGCGCCTTCACGCTCTTCGTGCTTGATCAGCTTGGCAGGAGCACCTGCTTTCTTGAGCAAAGCCACCTCTTTCTTGACAATCGCCTCCGGCTCCATCTTCATGCCAACCAATTTCTCGGATTTCACGCGGGTTTTGGCCTCGCCACCCTTTTTGTAGCCAGCCTCACGCTTCTCCGACAGAGCAATAGCGATTGCCTGCTTGGGATTCTTGACCAGCGGGCCTTTGGACGAGCCAGAATGCAGGTCGCCACGCTTAAATTCACCCATTACCTTGGCAACCTTGGCTTGACCCTTGGTTTCTCCGCCTTTTTTCATTGGAGTTGGGGTTACATCACCGCCGTAGGCGTAGCCCTTGACCGTTGGGCGAGCTTTTGGCGCTGAGAAGGTGAATTCACCGTACTTGAGGTTCTTTCCCATGACTATTTCCTTTTCTGCGCCGCGCGCATATTGTCTACAAGGTTTGGATAGGGGCGACCAGCGGCTTTTGCAGCCCGCTTCGCAGCCGATTTTTGGTCTGACGAGAGCTTTTTAGGCTCCGGCAGATCCTTTGGGCGGGATTTATCCCAAGGTGCTTTGACCTTGCCGCCCTTCTTGAATGCCATTTTCTGTCCGATCATGTCAGCAGTCCCATTTGCGTAGTGCCTTGTTGATCCGCGAGTCAGGATCCTTGGCTGTTTTGGATGATGTCAGCTTCGACTTCATGCCCTCCATGCGGGCGCAGAACGAACTGCGACGCGCAGCCTTAGCTGGACTCTTTGCCGCCGCCTCCTTAGACACCGGAGGCTTCAGATTACTGCCTGTCGCGCGATTGTAAGCATCGCGACCAGCTTGACTCAACCCGCCCTCTGGGTTCTTGTGCTTGACAGTCAGGTTGACCTGACCGCCTTTCGCAAAATGCCAGCCTTTAATGATCGCCATGATTAAGTCCAATCACCAATCATCGTGTCGCCAGCGTCAGATCCAACAGGCCACAGCATCACGTTCGAGCCTGCAATTACAGTTCCAACGGTTGGGACAGCAGAGAAGTTAAACGAAAAATCAATGGTTCCATCGGTGTCAACATCGAATGAACCACGGATACGAACTGTATGGAAACCAGCAGCCGCGCCAGAGGCGGCAGTTATGGCAACGATTGTCGAGAACCCCGTAGTGATGCGGTTTTGCATCATAGTTGCAGCGGTTGGCGTTGTTGTCGCCGCAGCAAAAAATGCAATCGACTCATAATCATGAGCGGTTAACCCAGCAGTCCCGGCAAGCGCATATCCAATGCTTTTAGCAGTTGCCGCCGTATTTTGGAATGTTGCGTTAAGCTCGTACTCATACCGAGTGCCAGCCTGTACCGCAACAGCTTTGCCAAAGATTGTTTGAATTGTCGCTATGTTTGATGCTGTTCTGTTTGCGTCAAGCTGGTACATCTGCATGGCCTGAAGAACAGACCTTTTATCGCCATTTGGCGTGAAATAAAGGCACTTGCCTTCAAACTCAACAGCGCCCGTATATGGGTCTGTCAATAATGTTCCGACATCCAAATCAATTATTGCGGTGGTAGCCGTACTAGCACCAAGATGCAACCAAGCAGTAGACAGCGGGGTTGCCCCAATACCCATTGGCTTGGGCGTATATATAAATTCGCCGACACGCAGCTTTTCTGTTGCAGCCGCACCAGCAGACATGGTCTTAAAGACTAGATCGAACTCTTCGGTCAGCGCAGTGACAGCCGTGGCCACAGACTCGATCACGCCGCCAATCTCAAAATTGCCGTTCGTGGTTTCTGTCTCTATTTCTATCGAAGAACCAATTCCAATTGCTGGTGTGTTTACCGTACCGTGGGCAAGTCGCAGCACCGGACTAACCGTGTTGGTCACCGCATCTTCTTTAAATGCGTGAAGCGTTGTCACTGGCGCTGATGTGTTGATGCCCAGATACTTATCGCTCGTGACGCGCATGACCTCGACACCAGCGATGCCATCGATCATGATGGCAAATGCCATGTCAAAATCTTCTAGCGTCAAGCTTAAGTCGGTGGACTCCGTGTAAATTGCCCCGCCTTCTCTGTAAACATTGGAAGATGTTTCGGTGACAAAATCAATTGCAGTACCGATGCCAATTGCTGGCACTCCGCTGGTTGCGTGAGTAAAGCGAGCGGCGGTTGTCGGGGCTGCGTTTGTGGTATCTAGGTTGAACACCTCAAGCCTTGCGCTTGGCAACTGAGTCCCGATGCCAACATATCCGATACTCTTTATCCGCATTACCTCTGCGACAGGAGCGCCAGCAGCCATCAAGCCGAACACAAGATCAAAATCTTCAGCGCCGCTAGACACATCAACTTCGACAGCATCGATTGTTGCGCCGAGCTTAGCAACGCCTGCGTTGTTCTCAGCAATAAAATCAATACCAACGCCGATGCCGTTGCCAGCAGAGCCGGTTGAGATTAAATGCTCAAGGCGCAGGCCACTCGATACCGAGTTCACATTGGTGTCTGATGCAATACCGTGGAATGTCGCTGCTGGCGCATTCGTGCCAAGGCCAAGTCGATATGTGCTTGTGATGCGGGCTACTTCTGATGGAGTGCCATCAACAATCAGTTGAAGCGCAAAATCAAAATCTTCTGCTGAAGAGTTTGGGTCTGTACACACAGACTGAATTGTCATGCTGTTGACGATAGCGCCTACAGCATTCTCTGACGCGAACTCAAGACCAACCCCGAAGCCGGGGGCGACAACGCCGGAGGTTGTGTGCTCAAGCGTGATTACGTTCGTTACCGTATTTGTTGCAGTGTCAGCCACGACGAATGTCGGGTCAGTGGACACAAAGGTTTTCATCTGGTTAGCCGTAAGCTTGACCGACTGACCGCCCTGCACCGACTCAAACTGCTCAAGCCCCGTCAGAGCGGAGCCTAGAGGTAACTGCGGTATGGTTATATAAGCCATTACGCCACCTGCTGAACGGTAATAATTGCAGACGGTGTTGCTGGTCGAGTTGGGTTAATTTGTGGCGCAATATGAGAAATCTCGACACCAGAATTGTTTGCAGACCACATAATTTGCACAAAATCGTTGGGATTTACTGCAACCCCCATAATATTCCAAGCAGCAACAATTTTTCCTGAATTGCCACCATGGCTGGATGGAACATCAATTTCAGTATTTGAGTCCGGGTAATCAACGCCATTAAGACGAATCCAAAAACTTGCAGTATGGATTTGGCTGTCTGAATTTGTTAGTTGAAATGAAAATTGCAGGTTGTAAGTTCCCGGATTTGCAATCGTGATGTCTGTGTTGTTGACAACAGAAATGCCCTGCGAAAAGGCTGTGTTTTCAACGATTACAGGGTTCGCCGTATTTGCTACATAGTTCTGATCGAGGACACTATAAAAAGAGCCATGGTTTGTGATCACGGCATTAATGTCTTCGATAGTCGCCTTTACATTTACCCCGCCTTGAACGAGCGGGGCTAGCTCTGTGCCATCCAATGGATTGGCATTAGGCATCGCAGAAATTTTTGTATCAGCCATTTAGCCGACCTCCAATTGAATTTTGCCGCTGGTCTCCAGCAGGAATACGCCCGTGGCTTCCATTGCGATGTACGAATAAGTAATCGGAACACCGTTGCTGTAAAGATTTACAACCCCGCCATCCCCTACATCCAAGCCGAATGACGGAACTGCGGGGTCGTTATTCGCAACAACGCCTTCAGCGAACCCATCGGTGGTGTTCACCTGATTTGCCACGCCAGAGTAGCCAACGTAAGGCATTACTGGATACCAGCTTGAATAACTGTCATCTGCACGACACCAGTGCCAGCTACGACAACCTTGATTGCGGTCACTGGGAATGCGTAGTTACCATCAGCATCAGCCACCGCAGCATTGAGCGTCGGGTGGTCGTACCATGTCGCGGTCGCTGGGTTGAAGTTGGGCGCAAAAACATCATCGAATGTGTGCTGGACAGTGTATGTTGGCGAGCCACTAGTGATGTTGCAACCAATCCCGACATTAAACGGGCTGGTGTTTAAATTCATGACGCACAGGGAGCTAGATCCTGTGTCCGTCTGAGTCACAACCATGCGTCTCATAATTGACTCCTAAAAAGAAGGGGAGCGAACTCCCCCCCTGTTACTTCATCGAGTACAGCACAGTGACCTGCCATACACCCTGCGTCGTCAAGATCGTCCCGTTAGGGTCAACCGTGGCGAATACAGCGGTGTTGTTGTTGACATCCGACATTGCAGTAAGCTGAGCCGCCGTAAACGACAGGGCGGTACGACCAGCAGCAAAGCAATCAGTTGCCGACAGATACTGAGTTCCAGCGGCTGCGGTTCCGACAGTGATCGGGGCAGTGGTAGCGGTTCCAGCACCAGCGTCAGGGGCTGTCAGAGTGTCGATAACAATATCGATGATCTGAGAGTCTGCCGGGATGTTGATGGAGCCACTGACAGCCGAGCCGCTATCACTGGTCAGCGAGATGGTCTGCGAAAGAACGGCGTATCCACCGTTTGCTTCCTCAGTCAACCCAGATCCGGCAGTCAGCGTCGAGCCAAAGTAGGTGTGCGTCAAGCTAGGCGTAGACATATCCTTCTCCTTAAAAGAAGCCGAGGGCGATTAAGCCCCCGGCAGGTTGATTAGATACCAGCAGTACCGTAAACGGTACGCGGATCAGTCCAACCCGGAATGTAACGCTCAGTTGCCTTGTAACGCATCGAGTCGGTTTCGAAATCACCTTCCATCGATTTCTCAAGCGCACGACGCATCATCAGTTGCAGACCGACCTTCGCGTCAGTCTTGATCCACCAAGCAGTGGTCGAAGTCAGACGGGACAGGTTAGCTTGACCGCCACCGAGCATACCCATCGACTTGACTGGGTTGATGTCGTTGTTGGCGTTACCAGTACGCAGAACCGACTTCAGCAGAACTTCTGCTTGGAAGACGTTCGACGGGCTGACAACCAGCTTCTCAGGAGTCAGACGAATACGCTTGCCGTTGTTGTCAACAGCGTTGCGGATCTGAATCAGGATCTGCTCAAGCGAGGTCTGCGACAGAGCCGCAGGCGTGGTCAACTGGTTCGAGAACGAGCCAGAAGCGATTGGGTGGTTCGGATTAACCAGCGACACACCGTCACCGCCAGCGTAAGCACCACCAGTGAACGAACGGTTCAGGATGTTCGCGCACAGGGTTTCCTTGGTCTCGATCAGCGACTGAGCCAGATGCTTGGCGTAGGTCTGGCCGATAGAGATGTGGTCACCGTCTTCCACGAGGACTTTGGTCAGAGCGAAAGCCAGACCATAGACCTTATAGACGTAACGTGCGTTGAACAGCACACCGCCCGACTGGTAAGTCACAGGCATACCATCCGGCAGTTCCGGTGCAGCACCGAAACCGTACAGGACTGGTTCCTCGTGGTAGTTACGAGGGATACCCTGACGCTGAGTGAAGACCTGCTTCCATTCGTCTGCGCGTTGCTCGTAGATGCCGTCGAACTCTTCGTTCAGGATTGGCTCGACGATGCTACGGAAGTCGGTGGAACGCATTGGGACTGCACACATAACCAGACCCTGCTTGACCATAAAGCCAAACAGAGCATCGTTAGCGCGAGCGCCAAGGTCTTTGAAAAAGCCGCTGATCTTCGAGATTGCGGTAGAGAAAAGTTTATTCATGTCCGCTCTCCTTAGTATGCAGCTTTATCGGCTACGTTCTGGTGCTTAGAAATTTCAACTTGGCACACAACGTAGGTGTCACCGAACGCATTGTCCGGGCCGGGGGTAATACCAATCAGACGCATCTGTGCATTAGCAGCAGACGATGCGACATCCAGCACAGCTTGGCTCAGACCAGTGGTCAGCGAACCAGCAGTGATGTTGCCGAAGTCGAATTGCTCGCCAATGTCGTCCACGTTGACCGCAGCGTTAGACTGGATCTGATAGACGATGTATGGGTCAAGGGTGATATAGGCAGTGATGTCAGTGCCAATATTGCCACCAACCCACTTGTTGGAGACGCGACGACGACCGTCAGAATCGGTGAACTCAACACCCATGAAAGTGCCAACGAAAGCATCGGTGGCAGCAGCAGGGACAACTACGCCAGCAACAATCTTCACAGGCTGATACTGGAGGATGTTGTTGACATAGTTGTTGGTCATCGTCATCGCTTGTGGGCGGACGAAACCACTAGAGTGATACACCGGCTGAAAGCCAAAAGGTGCATTAACAGTGTTCGACATAATATTTCCTTAAAAATATGTCTGGTCAAACCCTCGCACCCTGCAAACTTAATCAGTAAAGACAGGGCGCTCAGGAACGTAGCGCAAGTCCTGCATACCGTCACCCTCGATGAGTTTTCCACCAGCCCGTTCGACTTGATCTCTCATGCCTTCCGTCATGGCTACCAGCTTCTCATCTTCACGCGCTGGCGCGTTGAAGTGAGCCTCTTCCATAAACATCTGATATAGACGCATTGGAAGTTTGAAAGCCAGCATCTCGTTGACCCCGATGAACCCCGCGTACTCGCCAGTCTTGATAGTGGCGTACTCCCAGCCGGGAACGTCTTCCGGCTTTACAGGCTCATATCCAAGACGCGCACGAGATTGAATCGTGTCGCGTGGGTTTGTTGTGGTCAACCAGCAAGTGTGATACCCATCAATTTTCGGCAAGTCAGGCAATGCACTTTGAAAAAATTGATGCCTAAACATCTCGACTCGATCATCGTCAGAGATCTCCCGGTTCTCAGTAACCTCACGATTCTGCGAGGCTCGCGATTGGCGGGCAGGGTCTGCGATTTTCTTCAGTCTTTCGTCACTCATTTCTCACTCCTTATCAGCGAGTTGCGTTATTTGTTGTTCCGATCCCATTCAGCGTATTGCTTGAGCATTCGCTGCCTACGGACTGGGTCTTCCCATGCGCCAGACTCAATCATTGCTGCCTTGCGCTCGGGTGAAATATAAACTTCGTTGCGGCTAGAACCTGCTGCCCGCTCTTTGCCTGATCCCATTCTTGGGCCACCCTTAGATTGCTGGCGGCTGCCGGGAGCAAGATTGCGAGTCTGGGCTGTCAATTCATGCCAATATTCCAAGCTGTTTGGATTATAGCCATCATTTATCAGTTCTTGGTCAATTTTCATAACTTCGCGCGACCGCTCATCCTTACCATCCGGGTCGAACCAAGAATTCATCTTTGCCCAATCCTGCGCCAGACGATGACCGACTGGGTCAAGCAAGCCTTGCGGCTCTGGTCGCTGTTGCTGCTGTTGCGGGCGCTGCTGCTTCATCTGCATCTGGGCAACAGTCAACTCCCTTGCCCGGGCGACAGCCTCATCCCGAATGCGAATCGCCTTAGCCACATCGTCACCGTTACCGGCGCTGACAGCTTGAGCAATCACATACTCGGCAGCGCGAACCTCTTCGGTCGCCTCATTCAAGCGAGCTTGCAACGCCTGAGCGTCAGAGCTTGCCGACCGGCGCTCGATGGCCTGCATACGCTGAGCCAGCATAGCGTTGTCGCGACGCAATTGCTCCAGTTCAGCCTTGTCACGCTCCATCGCTGCCTTGCGGCGCTGGGCGCGTTCAGCCTTCTCCTCACGGCGGCGGCGGCGCAGGTCTTCGCGGTCTTCGTTGTCCGCATCCAGCCTTGCATCCTCACCATCGTCCTCACCGTCGCGGTTGTCGTCCTCGGCCCTAGCACCGGCCTTATCGTCTTCCTCAACGGCAACGTATTCTTGCCCTTTGGCTTCGTCCTCATCTTCTTCGATGAGGGTATCGTCCGTTCTTGTGTTCATTATCGACTCCTTTCAGCCGTTAGATAAATGCTCGGATCTTCGTCGGATCGCCTTTGACCCGGCCAAGGATGTTCAGGTCATCGAACATCGCAAATTCAATCTCTTCGTCGCCCAGCTTCACCGTCCAGCGGTCACCGCCGTACTTTGGGCTGCGGATAAAGTCGCCAACAGCGCACCATGCGCCTTCTGGCCACTGCTCCATCGTGTTTCGGTTGCGGTATGCCAGCGTACCAACTGCCACCACCTTGGCCACCTGCGTATTGCTTGCTTCAGTCTTGCGAGCCTCTTCGGGGATATACAGACCCGACTTGGTTTGCTGCTTTGCCCTACGGATCTGGACAATCACCCGGCTTCCCATCGGCTCAATCCCACAATCAACCTCTGGGAAAGCGTCCTCCAGCGAGTCATATTCCATCTCAAGCGGCGTTTCTAATAGCATTTTCGTTCTCCAATGCTGGTTGTTAAAGCTTCGAATCCTTCTCGTCCCTGTCTCTCAACATTTCGTCGATCTCTTGCAGGGCTTTGTCCAGTCCGGCGTAGTAGCCGACCCTCTGACCGTACAAATACTCAATATTCTGGTCTGGCGCGGGTGGATGCGACACCGCATTCAGTGCCGCCTGTTGTTGCGCCGCCTTCAGTTTGCCAATCAGCTTATCAATCACATCCCGCCCTTCGGGGTTTTAGCCTCGAAAGATTTCATGCGGGTAAGATCTTTGCAATTAGCAGTTGGGGCAGGGGCTTTGGGGGCGGGATCCTTGCCGCTACCGGCCACCGTGGTGGGGTAGCCCTTGCCCATTGCCATCGCCTTGTGCAGATTCAGTGCTTCCATGTCGCTCTCCTTACGGGTTAGGGTTGATGCCAGTGCCGGTAGACACCGCAACCTTGTTACCAGACGCAATTTCAAGCGCAGCGAGACGCTTTGCTGTGTCATTGTCGTCTGTGTTCATCTTCATGCGGGCAGCGACCTCCATCTGAGTGCGCTGATCCTCACGATCTTCGCGCATTCTCGTCTCTTCGAGGCGGGCCTGCAACTTCTGGATCTCGGCTTGGATGTCTTGAGCGTTTTCGGCCTGCTTTGCCTGCAATTTCTGCGACTCAAGCTGCATTTTCTGCTGATCAGCGGCCTCGCGGCGCTTAGTTTCAGCCATCGCAGCGTCTTTTGCAGGGTCTTGCGGGGGCGGCTGGATCGATTGCAGGTACTGAATGCACTCTTCCACGATCTCCGGGATCGATTTCATGACCTCGTTCGCCTCTTTCACGACAGACTGGCTCGCTGCGGCCAGCATCTTGTCATATTCGCGGCGCTCTTCCTTCGACAGATCCTTGAACATCCCCGAAATATCCACGCCAGCGGCCTCCGATGCGACAGAAACAGCATGAGAAACGTACCAAAGCACCATATGCTCACGGATGTGATCCAACAGGATCGGCATCGCGGTCGGCGCAGCCAGTCGGCTATGGCCAAGCACAGGCGATTGGATGAAGTCGAGGTGGGCTTGCAGGTGTGCAAGATGATCCTGATCAGGGAAGGCGGCAACTGGGCGGGCCATCGTCGCGGCCAGATTCTCGTTGACCGCATTCATCTCCTGAACTTCAGGGCGCGGCATCAGCAGCGAGTCACCGTCCGGGATCTTCAGTTGCTTGAGGAATAGCTCCTCGACCTTGCGGGCATCGTAAAGCTGGGGATGCGAGTCCGACCGCTGGATGACTGCCTGTACCTGCGCGAATCGCTGGGTCTCGGAGTAGATGTTGGGGTCGCTGACCGGGATGACATCGAGCGGGCCTTCGAAATCCTTGCGATAGGCCAGCAGTTCGCCGGTCTCGTCGATGATCTCCTGCTCGTCCATGTACATCCGGTTGATCCGGTACAGGACACCCAGAAGGCGCTCCATCGCGCTGTGGACTCGGGCGTGGATCGAGCTAAACACGACCATACCCTGCTCTAAACGAGCCAGCGTCGTGCCAACCGGGACGTTCTGGTTCGTATCAGCAAGATCCTCGAATGTGGTGCGAACTACGCCTTTGGCCGAGTCAACGAGGAAACCCAGCAGAGTGAACAGCACCTGACTGGGCGGGTTGAACGGCATCGGCATCATGACCTTGCGAATGTCGTCCTGTCCGAACGATGCCTCGATCTCATGCACCTCGGTCGGGTCGATCCGGTCGGTCTGGCCGCCCGCGCCACCCTTGAGCTTCAGCAGGCCGGGGAAGTTGTTGATGTGACCAGCGTCGAGCAATGCCCGCAGTGCGCCAGTGGCAGCAGCCGACAAGCCGCCGATCATGTGGGTCAGGCCAATCGGGTACGCTCCGCGCCAAGGCAGGAACGGAAATTCGACCATCCAGACCATTTCCTCTTGGTTGTCGTCTTCTTCTTCCCAGTTGCGGTAAACAGCAAGCACCTGCTTGGTGGTCTTATCGATTGTGATGATGTACGGAGAGATCTCGCCTTCGATCTCATAAAAGCAGGCGGTCTCGAAAACCGTCCGCAGCCCGTCAGGGTTGTATGAGCCACCGTCGCGGCCTTCGATCTTGTCGTTGGCCTTCTCGGCCTTTGACTGATCAGGAACCATCGAGGCCATCGCGAGGTCAACGTCGCGGTACATACCGCTGGCCACCCGGCGCTGGTACTCTAGCTTGGTGATGTATTGAACGTGGGTCTTGCGCTCGGCGGTGTAGAAGTTGGTCGCGGCGTAGGGCAGGTAGACATCATCGACGGAGACGAAGGTGGGGACAGGCTTCTTGCGCTTGGCATCCCATGTCAGCTTGATGTACTGGACACCACCAAGGGGCATCTGGGTCGCCATCTGCTCAAGCTCAGCCCGAAAGTCGGGCATCTGCTTGGTCATCTGCCAGTTCAGGAACTTGGTCAGGCGCTGGGCTTTTTCGTACTTCTGCTTGGTCATCTTGCCGACGACCTTTTCCTTCGCTGGGCCGCCGGGCGGGAAGATCTCTTTGATCACCCGACTGGAGAAGTCCACGCAGGCTTCAGTCAGCATCGGGTGGACAACCTTACTTGCGCCAACGAAATTAGCGCCACCGGGAGCGTCATCGCCCAGACCAGTGCGGCGGATACCCTCTTCGTACTGCTCGTCGCGCTTCTTGCGGGACTCCTTGTCCTTCTCAATCAGTTCAGACAGTTCTGAGCCGATCATGGCCAGTTCGAACTCTGGCATAGTCTCCGCGAGGTTGCCGTAGAACTCAGACTCGCCCATCGGCGGGGTGTCATCGACTCTGACTATCGCGCCGCCATCGGGCATATCGATCACATCGGGGTCTTCATCGACCGGGAACATCTGACCCGCTGGATCTTGTGCTTCTTCATCTGGGTTCATTGGATCAGCCATAGCACTCTCTTAAATCGCGTAAGGGTTCGTGTACTTCTTCGGCTGCTTGGGTGTCGGATCCTTTTTCGGAACCGTCACAGCCAGCATATTCTTGTCGCTCAGGAAGCGAATCGCCTGCGTAGCCGAATCCATCAGGTCATCGTGCTTGATGGACTTCTCTCCCGTGAAGCTGCAAAGCTGCGACACAAGCGGCTCCGCCCAAGTCTTGATCTGACCCGGGCGCTTCTCGGACTCTACCACCCAAACATATCCATGTGCAAATATGTGCGACACCATATGCAGGCGGGCAAGCTTGTCTGCACGACCGGGATTGTACGGGTAAGCAAGGATCTCTTCTCTGGCCAGCATCTGGCGCAGGCTGATACCCGATCCCTTGTCCTCGATTAGCAGCAGGTCAGGCTTGCGTCCGACCAGATAGGATGACTTCGGGCCGACCATCGGCTTGATGATGGGCTTCATGTCGCCCTGACCGTACTGGACGTTCATCTCCTGCTTCACCCGCGTGATCAGGTCTGGTAGCCCGAGATGGTCTTCCCAGCAGTCGAGTAGCAGGATGGCGGGCTTCTTGTCGTGCTTGAAGTAGCCCCAGACGGAGCAGGCGCTCGGGTCGGGGTCGCCCTTCTTGTCCGCAGTCTTCTCGGTGAAGGCGGTGTCGAGCGACATGATGATGTACTCGAACTCAGGCAGCGGCTTGTCAGCAGGCCATACCTTCAGCCAGCTACGCTTGATGATCCCGTCCTCTTCAGGATTGATCACCTCGGCGTAGATCTCTTGCCTGCCCAGCTTCGTGCCTTCGTATTGCAGGATCTGCTGCTTGAACTGGGGAGCGAGGTTGTCGAGGTTGGCGTAGGTCGAGGCGCGGGTGATAACGACATCCTTGCCCTCCCGCTTGATCAGTTCCTTGACCAGTTCCTTCGGCTTGGGCGTGGTCGAGGCGATCTGCCGGACACGGTCGCCCAGCCGCATACCGAACTGGATCATGTCCCAAGCCTCTTGCAGATAGTCCCATGCCGCAAGCTCGTCGAACCAGCCGCCGTGGAACTGCGGGCCTCGGAACCGCTCCGGCTCGGACGCTGGGATGCCCTTGATCATCGAGCCATTGATCAGGTAAAGCTCCTGCTTCTGTGATTTGTAGTCTGAAATCAGATCCGCCGGGATCACGTTCAGAAGGCCGGACTCACCCTCGAAGCAGACCGACGATACGTCAGAGCTTGTCGGCGCGGCCACCAGCCAGCGCGTCTTCGGCTCCGACCATGCCCACCAGCCAAGCTGCTCGGCTGCGGTGCGGGTCTTACCGGCTCCCCGGCCAGCCAGCAAGAGCCAGATAGCCCACCAGTCATCAGGCGGCAGGATTTGGTGCTGGTGAGCCTGCGCCAGCCACTTCATGCGCCACATATAGGCAACCTGCTGCGGACGCGGCAACGCCGAGAACTTCTCGATGATGGCCGGGTCTTTGAGGATGCTCAGGTCAGTCATCAGTACCCCGGATCAGACCACGGGCGGTTGGCTTGGCGGCGCAGGGCGGCAGGGGATGAGGTCTGCGGCTTCTTGGCCTGCTCCATGATGGCATCGTACTTCTCGCTGGTCAGGTGACCGTCCCACTCGCCTTGGTATGGCGGCAGATGCTCGAACATCCATGCCTGACTGTCGTGGTAGTGCCAGCTTGCCTGTCCCCATGGGAAGTCGATGAAGACGCAGCCATGCCAGTCATCAGCCCAGCCCGGGATGTCGGTCTTCTTGCGGCCTGACGGGAACATCGAGGCCAGCAGCGCCACCAGCTTGTTGCGCTCCTCGTATGCCTCGTCTTTGCGGATCTCCATGCCCTTGACCGCTCGCTGGATCATGCCGTGGATATGCTCACCCATGCAGTCAATGACCTTGCGGGCGGCCTCATCGACTTCGATCTCCGGGTCAACCCAGATGTGATCAGCCTCGATCCGCATCACGATCTTGCCCGCAGGCATCATGTGGATGGCGTTTGTTTGAACTTCATCCCAGTTATTCATCGTGCGTCTCCAGTAGCATCTTCTTCATGCGTTCAGCCAGCCAAATCACTGTGCCGCCATCGGCATAGCTGCTGGCAAAGTATTCTTTCCCCTCATGATCCCAGCCCATGACCACAACGCCCTCAAGCTTGCCCTTCGCCCCGTCCAAAACCATGTCTGGCGAGATGTCGAGGCGGGTTATGCCGGTGAACGGGATAACTTTGCTCATTCCCGTCCCCTTGCGCGGATAGCTGCGGCGCATTTGATTGCTACCTCATTTTTCGGAAACCAGTTCCCGTCATCTTGGCCTTCACACACCTTCGCGCATTGCTCCCGCTCAGTCTTCACGCCATTCATCAGCGCACGATTCCAGCCATCAATGATCTGCCAATCCAACTCGGACAGCAGGTCATCGAGCGTGTCGCCGTGGCCCGTGGCATAACCGCGCTGGATCATCCATGCGGCCACCTTCTCGCGCTGGGCCGACACCGCCTTACGAACTGCTACGCAAGTCGGACGCTGGCATTCAGCGTGGCAGGTGTGGATGTCGTCATTCATTTTGTCTCCCTCGCTAGGTAACGCAACTCGACCGTCTGGGCGGCCTCCCTGAGCTTTGATACGCTCGTCTTCTTCATCACCTCGATGGCAATGGCCACAAAGGTCTCGATCTCCGCCCGCTCATCATCGCCCCAGCCGATCAAGCCAGCCACGGCGGATTGCAGGCGCTCGTCCTTCAGCTTGGCCACCCGCTCGGCCAGATACTCAAGGTCTTCCCGGGGGATGGCTGCGCGTTGCTGTAGCAGCATCAGCATCCGGTCAGCCTGCTCTGCGACGAAGTTTGCATCCGGTCGGTTGCGGCGCATTACGCCCGCCCCTCGACTCGACCGCTCGTCGCCAGCATGATCTGCTCTGCGACCGCCCTCGCCTCCTCGTCCGACATATCCTCAAGGTTAACCACCCCAATGTCCGGCGCGGCCAAGAACCTTATCCTTCGGCCATCAATAGTGTGCTGGCTACGGAACCATTCAACGAACTCCCTCGGGGACA